TTTCTGTGAGCTTCCAGATTTAAGAGGCATTTCTACGCTCCATGGCCTGACGCTGTACGTCAATCCGTTCGCGATTCACATCATTACGGTTCTCCGCAATGTCTTCTTGGCTCTCAATACGAGCCGCATCTGTCGCTGCACGTTGCTGCATTTTCTGCAACTCTAGTAGCATCTGACCCTGATCGTCTTCTTTCTTACGCTGCAAGTCTTCCTGCTTCAAAGCTAGCTCCTGCATACGGATTTGAACCAGAGGATCGTTCATCGGATCGTTGCCAGTTGGCAACAGTCCAGGCAAAATCTCCGCCATCAGTTTTTCCATCTGCATCGAGACCAACTGTTCCATCTGACCAGGATCCTGCATATTCTGCTGCACTTCTGCGATCTGACGTTGCGCAGCCATTGGGTCGATTGCACCGCCCTGCGCTGCCAACTGTGCCTGTCCAATGATCTGTTCAATCTCTGCCATAACCATCTGACGCGCTTTCTGCGATACGTGTTCCATAATGTGCGAATAGAACGTACCCATAACCTGTGGAGATGTCATAACCAACGGAGTCTTCATAAACGCTAAGTGTATACGAATGTGTATATCGTGGTCTTGCTCTGGGAACGTAGTCAGGATTTCTCCCATCAACGCACGGGCATTCTCGATGGCAGGGTCAAGTGGTTGCGGCTGTGGAGGAGGGGGAAGGATTTCGTCGATATTCTGTACTTCAAGTGCCTGGTACATTCGACGATACGCCGCATGCAGATTGTGCATTTGGGGATTACTTTGCGCAAGCTGCAACTGAGTTTGAGCCAACGTGACGCGCTGGGCCATCGAGAATATGTTTGGATCACTAACAGGAATGACATCGACGCGATCATCGAAGTCCTCTGCTTTGATCATACGGTTACCACCCTCTACATCGTAAGGATACTCAGGTGGTAAGTTGTCTTTAAAGATCCGCGCCAATACACGGAACTCTTGTTTCTGTGAGTAGTGCAGCCGCTTGTGAATAGCGGACATAACTTTCATGCCACGCTCTAGGAGAGCCACAGTGGTCCCTACAGGAGCCTGACCGTTTGCGTCGGCAGTCTGTTGGTCGGCAAGCGAAACAAAGCGTCTACCGCCCTCTATAAGCGCACCTAGTAGCTGTGCCAGCGTACCAGATGGTTCTTTGTATGGCAGCGGGATGATCGAGTCCCGTATGTTCCCGCCAGGTGCATCAATATCCCGCCACTCCCCAGGCTGCAAAGGCTCGTCATCATTACGAACCCGCACCCCTCTGGCCTTGAATCCTGCTGGGAGATTGGCAAGAGTTCCTGCATCGATCAACTGCCGGAGGATGCTCGTTGCCGCACGACCAAGGCCACCAATCATGTGGATCAGGCCGAACCCATAGAAGCCCAGACCTGGCATAAACTTGTAGTGTACGAAATATTGTTGCTTCTTAGCTAACCCCGTGCCCTCTTCAAAGTTACGGCGGATACCAAGAACCTGTCCTGAACCCTCATCAATCGTAACAATGTACGGCAGTGCGATACCTGTAGGCTCCCCATCAGGAGCCATGTCTTCAAAACCCTCTAAATCCAGATCAACATGCATCTCAAGGATGGTGTAGATTTCGTCAGTATACGTGCGCGACGTACCCTGTATCTCATCTACCTTCTGACGTACCTCATCATTATCCTCGTCATACTTGCTTAACTCTACGTCTCTGTAGAATCCTGCGATCTGCATCTTGCGAACTTCATTCGCATCCATGCGTAGTACATGCGTAACACGAGACGCAGTCGCCAAGTCCGATGCAGCATAAGGTACAACCAAATCCTGCGCCGGAATAAACTTAGATACGGCCCGTTGTTTCGCTTCGTCAAAGTATACCTTCTTAAACGTAGAGCCAGACAACGGTAAATAGAACAGCAACTGATCCATATCGGGATCAAACTCTTCCATCACTTCCATAATCTGATAGTTCATAAATTCTTTGACACGGGTAGCCTGTTCTTCACGCGCCTGATCCTGCAAACCCAAGACTTGCGTCTTAACTGGACCACCAGACGGCAATAGTTCTTTGTATGCCTGCGCTTGGAACTGTGTAACGCTCTCCGCAATCAGCGGGTGCGTGACTCCACTAGCTCCTTCAAACGGGACAGTACGCTCTTCATACTTGACACCAAGCTGGTCCAAGCCTTTTGTATAAGTCTCTTCCCACTCAGAACGAGACTCCATATCTTCTTCGTAAGACGCTCGAAGGTCTGACGAAATTTCTCCAAGATAGCCATCATCCAAATACTCCGCTAAGTTTGCGCCATGAGGTATCTGCTCTTCAACCTGACCAACCAACATCTCTTGGATGGCTTCGACAATCGCACCACCCTCACCGTCAGGGATAACCTCGGCCCCGTTAGGAAACATTTCCATCTGGTCCTCTACAGGAACCTCGACTGACGCCTCTGTCGGCATCATGTCTTCAGGGGTAATCCCAGAATCTACAATCGGTGGCAGTGCCATCAGTAATACTCCCGCTTACGACGATAGTACTCGTCGTGGTCATCGCCTTCACCTTGCAAGGATATAAACCCTCCCTGCCGAAAACGCATTAGTGCTAACGTCATACTATCACAAAAGTCATCATGATCGCCATTAGGAAATGAAACTACTTCCTCGATCACTTCGTCAGCAAATTTCTTGTCTCTTGGTGCCCATACTACACCAGCTTCGAATAATGGCGCAACCATGTGCATTCTGGTTACTTTATCCTTGCCCTTACCAGGCGAGAAGCCAAGTGCCGGAATACCGCGAAGCCGCAACTCGTCAATGAGCGGTGTACCCGTCGCTTTCGCTTCGACCACAACCATGTCTGGCTCCCAGTATTCGTGTTCTTCATACGCAACCTCTTTGAGTTCAGGGAAATTCCATCGCCCACGCCGCGCATCCATCAATATCAGGTGATCCGTCCCACCTTCCTCCGGTTCGAACACACCCCATGTCGTAATCGCGCTGTAGTCAGCCGTTTCCTTCTTAGAAAACGCCGTATCGTAGGCTTGAATAATGTATTTTACTGGCGGAATCTCTTCTTTCTCCCATTCCTGCCACCATTCGCGCTTGATTATCGCAGAATCCGAGCTTGTCGGCGTTTGTTGCCACTGGGCATTCCATTTTTGTACAGGCAACGACGCTTTGATCGACAACAGCGCGTCTTTTTCCCAGAACTCAGGCCACAACGGCTTGTCTGACGGCAAGATTGCAGGAAATTCTACCACTTCCCACTGATCCGCCATGATATCGCTGCCCTGCGCAGCCAATAAACGCCCTGTCAGGTCCTTTTTACCCCATCGGGTCATAACAATTATGATCGCACCGCCAGGTTGGAGACGCTGACGGGGGCCAGAAGTGTACCATTCGTACGCATGGTCGAATGCAGTCTCGCTCAGAGCGTCTTGTTCCGAGTGAGGGTCGTCAATTACGAACAAATCCGCACCACGACCAGTCACCGCAGCACCAACACCAGCCGCGAAGTACTCACCGCCCTTGTCAGTTTGCCACTTACCTGCACCCTTGTTGTCTTCTTTTAGATTGGTATCAGGAAAGATGTCTTTATATTGTGGATCGTCTATAAGGTCACGAACCTTCCGACCAAAACGCACCGCAAGTTCCGTATTGTGCGTGGCCTGAATGATCTTGAGCTTCGGATTGCGGCCCAAAAACCACGCTGGCATCAAATATGACGCAAACTCCGACTTAGAATGACGCGGGGGCATGTTGATAATAAGTCGTTTTAAGTCGCCTCTTGCGACTCTTTCCAACTTTTCGGCAATAATCCGGTGATGTCGCCCCTCAATAAAGTTCTCATACACATGGTGAGCAAAGGGCATGAAATATTCTTGCGCTTTTTCGCGTGTATCCAAGCGTTTCTTGGCCTCGGTTAAGGCCAAGATCTCTTTTAGGGCTTCTTCTGGTAAGGCTTGTAGGTTCATGCGCTACGAATCGTTGGTCTCACTCGTCGTGTCGAAGTCACCGTCTTACGTTTCTGACCAGACCCAGACCTTCCTTTGTTACCAGCCAAACCTGTGTAGGCTTGCGTAGAAATACCAGCACGTTGCACTTGTGATGTGAACGTTTTCTGACACATCGGACCACTTGAAGTCTGAATCATCGCATAACCATCTGGACATTCCACCGACTCTTCGCCCGTAACAGGATCAACTACAACCACTGGAGCCACAAACGGTGGATCAGACTCAACTTGAACCTCGACCCCTGGCTCTTCTTCTGGTTCTGGTTCTTCTTCTGGTTCTTCGATAATAGGAGGTTGATCCGTTGTAATCAACGTAGTGACGCTGGTGTCAGGATCAACTACCGGATTAACTACCGGATCAACCACTGGGTTAACTACCGGATCAACCACTGGGTCAACTACCGGATCAACCACTGGGTCAACCACTGGGTCAACTACTGGGTCAACTACTGGGTCAACCACTGGGTCAACTACCGGATCAACCACTGGGTCAACTACCGGATCAACCTCAACAACTGCTGCTACATCGGTGTCTGTGTCTGTAGTATCCAAAAGGTTTAACTGCTGTGTCTGATCTTCATCAAGCAACAACTCTAGCTGCTGCTCTGTATCAAGCCCAGTGTTGTTCGTGCTGCCGTCCACCACTTCAACTACTGTACCACCTTCCGCACTGTCGTCCGTACCACCTTCCGCACTGTCGTCCACCACTTCAACTACTGTATTGTCGTCCGTACCCTCACGAGTAGAAATAAACATATTCGGTTTGTTTATGGCTGTCGCAGCATCGGCACTTAGCTGTGTTGTAGTCTCATCAATCGGAGTAGTAGTCTCATCAAACACTTGAATTGCGTTCGCAAGATCTTCACCAGAATCTACTACGGCTGTACGACCTGTGTCAGTATTCACCAGCGTAGTCGTACCATCGGCATTTGGATTAACTTGAATGTTACTTCCGCCGCCGACTCCTGTCGCTTCATCAACCAACGCATCTGATTTAGGTGCAGCGGGGATATTTACCGGAATAGTCTCAGTGCCAACCATTCTCGATCCAGCGTTCTCGACCATCGTACCGAGTTCCGCCACGGAAAGACCCGTAGCATCCTGCAAGTTCTGTAGAATCTTCGGATCAACAGCACCTGTCGTAGCAACCTGATCGTTGATGATCTCTTGCGCTGCCATTGCCTCCATAGATGTTGCAGTGCTGACTTCTCCATCAATCACTGTAAGATCAGTGTTATTAACTCGATCCCGTAGTTCCGCGATCACCTCACCTGGCATTATACCAGTGTTTGGACCCGCTATGATTCCGTTTTCACGAGCTACAGAGATAATCTCTGCCTGACTTGGATTCGGGTTATTTACAAGATCAACCGCTGACTTCGTTACTGTACCCTCTGACGGATGAGCAATCGCATCATCATTCATCTTCATCGCAGGAATACCTGAGCTTACGTTACCTACGCCAGCAACCCCAGCTTCCGCCATCGAGTCCGCCGCTTGTGTATACGCTGAAGTAATACCCGCTGGAGCCTGTGCAACCTGACCCGCTGTCGCGCTTGTTGGAACAAACGTATTCGGATCCACTGGAGTACCTGTGTTGTAAGTCGAAGCAATAGTGCTTGGTGTCGCGCTTACGCCCTGACCAATCGTACCTTGTACAATCTGAGCCGGAACACCCATGGTTAGATCTGTATTCTGTCCCGTACCCACGTTGTACGCCAAGTTCGTACCAACCTGTTCTCCGCCCTCGGTCAAACCACCAGAAATCCCCGCGCCAACTCCTTTAACCGGAACTTGTACAACCCCAGGTGCTTTACCAACCAAACCTGGAATCCCTGTCGCACCCAAGCCAAGTGCGAGAGCCGCGTCCCCTGCACCTGCAATCGGACCCGCTGTGATCAAAGAAATCTCAGTCGCCGCGTCACGCATCGCTTGTTCCGCCAGTGCCGTATCACCGCCGTACTTCTTGTTCGCCAATGCCTGTACATCCACCGTACCATTCTGGATCGCTTGCGTGATTCTATCCTGTGCTTCCGTGTTTGAGCTTGCCGCACCTTCTGATGCGGATGACGCAAACACCAAACCTAGACCTTTTTTCGCTGCGCCACCAAACAGAACGTCCGCAATAACGTCGTACAAATCTTCGCCACCGCGAACAATCAAAGCAGGGATGTCCGTGGTGATCGGCTCTCCACTCACAGACTTAACATTTCCTGTGAAAATATCTTTAAACGTCGTATTCGGATCCGCTGTCGCGTATTTCGCAACACGTTCCTGCATACCAGGCGACATCTGTTCGCCAACCT